GTGCTTACCACCAAGTCTTTCTTCTTCGATCTTCTGGCTCTTCCTTGCCGCTTCTTTATACTTTTTGGCATACTGGCGGTAGTTGCTGGAAGCTCTTCGCCTTTTTTCTTCCATTCTGACACGTTTATATAACCCTACATGTGAGATGTTTCTACCAGACTGATCAGACAACCACCTAGCTACTTGTCTAACACTATAGTCTTGAAGAAACTTCTTTGCTTTTTCTAAAAGTTCTAGTTCTTCAGGGATGGGAATCAGAAGCATTTCGTCTTCTTCATCCTGTTTGTAACCAAATGGTACGTGTCTTCCTACTCTAATAACAGGATACCACTCTCCGTTTTCCCCTTGCAATGGTATCTGCCAGTCTACTTTAGTTGGGTGTGAAGCTTCTGATGCTCTTTTACTCATCTTCTTTTGCTGGTAGAATAAATAAAGGCTCAGAGGCTTTTACTTCTACCTTATCTGTTTTTGTAAATCCTGCACGATCTAGAATGTCTTTAGCTGCTAACATCTTTTCTTTTACACCTAGATCTGTGGGATCTGCCATAACAGAGAACATAGTATAAGCAGCTTTGGTAGACGATTGTGCTATGAACTTCTTTGTAAGGTCTGCAATCTCGTCTGTCAAGGCATTAACAATACCTGATGTAGAAACACCTTCAGCATACCCTGCAAGTTTTTTAGCAGCTACAGGGTCTCCTTTAGCCTCATCAAAAAGGACATCAAGGAACTTTTGCTGTTTTTCTGTTAAGTTTCTAGTCATTGTCGTGTCACCATATATAATACAAAAGCCATAATAACAACACCTACAACAAATAATATACCACCAAGTGTCCAAGTAATGATAGCTTCTTGTAGTTCTGCTTTACGGTACTCTTGTTCTTTCTTTTGTTTACGAATCTTTGCCTCGATTGCCACTAGCTCGTCCCAAGCCGATGGCCCCATCGTCCACGAAATATAGTCCTTGAGTTCTTTTCTCATGGACTCTGCTTTCTTCTTCGCAGCAAAAACTTCCATCGCCTCTGCTTCTACAGAGCCTCCAATGGATTTCCACCAAGGAGGATTCTTAACTTGTTTTTCAGCTTGGCCTAGATCTGCCATATGTCCTGCCCACTTTGTTAGTTGACTGGACATATCTTGCAGATCCTTGCCTATAGCAAACCCTTTCTTAAGGGCGTTGAAGGCGACAGTAGCCCCACCAATAATTGTAACTGGGTCCATTCGCCTCCTCCCAAAGACTCATTAGACTTTATTTGTTGTTGTTGACTACAAACTCGTATAATGTTTCTGCTTGCTTCTTAACTTCTTCAGGTGTGTACATCGTAGGAATGTATTTCTTCCAAGCATCTAAAGCTAATTCAGCATTGTCTTTGTACTGCTCCATAGCTGCGTAGGCTAATTGAAGCTGTGTGTCATATGCTTTGTCTAACATCTCTTTTGACATTGCCAAAAGGTCTGTCCGTATTTGGTAAGGATTTGAAGTGTATTTTTCCATGTGTGTGTTTCCTTGTGTGTTTAGAGTTCGTTACCACGAACTATTCTTTTAATGTCACCACGACCAATACCTAGATCGTTAAGTTCTCTGTCTGACATTCTCCAGAGGTGCATCTCAGCAATACGAGCATTTGCTTGGGCTTGTCTTGCTTCAATCATTTTGTTAAAGAATTTTTTAAACATTTTTTACTCCTTTTGTTTAACCCTTAATGGGCAGGAGTAGTTATATGTCAATAGTTATACTACACTATTATAAAAATTGCAACCCTGCTATCTGTTTGGTAGAAAGGTTTCAACTACAGTTAGAATAGAATCTATGTGACCTGCAGATGTAGGAGTAATTTGTATTTTATCTCCTGCTTCTAATACAAGTTCGATATTATCAAACTGAACTGAATCACCAGCATTCAAGCTTTTAGAGGAAACAAACCCAGAAGCATAGCTTTCTGAACTATCATACCACTTAACTTCTACAGTATTTGTAGAAGATCCTGAATTATTTATTAATAAATATACTAACTCTGCTACACAATTAGCAGGACATGTATATACATCTTCTGTAGTGGTTCCTGTATTATGACCCCAAACAGATTTTTTAGATCCAGGTCTTCCTTGACGGAATATTGTCATTTTTCAGTCTTCTTACGAGTTACTTTTTTAATTACTTTTGTAGTCCATGCCTCATTGACATCAGGTGTAGAAGGATCATCAGCCATTAGTTGACCCTTTTCATTACGTGCACGAACCTTTTTAGTTTCTACTTGAGTAGACTCAATAAAAGTAAGTACTTCAGGATCTTTGGTTTCCCAAACACCATTAATTTTTTCAGCTAGAACGTCACCCATCCTGCTGATTACTCTATCACCTTCTAATTTCATAATTACCTCTTTTTAGCCATTCCACCATAAAACATACCAGTCTTACGATAGTCAGCCATACCGCCTTTATTGTAACGACCTTGTTTCATTTGCATACCACCTTTGGAGTTTCCATAAGATGTATCGTCTGTTCTAGCAACTTTTTGTTTCCAGTCTGCCATAGCACGTCTGTTGTTGTAGCTTCCATCTTTGTTTTTGTATTTTTCTTTATTCTCTTTAAACCAAGCATTAAACTTTTCACCTGGTGATGGACCACGTTTCTCACGGCTTGCAGCTTTATCTTCTTCGTACTTCTGTTTAGTTTTTTCTTCACGGCTAAGTGCTTTTTCAGCAATAGCTTTAACAGAGTCAGTACTGCCCCCCATTTGTTCTCTAGCAATTTTATTTTCTTTATTAGCTTTATCAACTTCAGCCTTTTCAGCTTTAGTCATTACACCCATCATTGGACCTGCAGACTCTGAACCTGGACGTAGCTTAGGACGTAGAGAAACAACGTCTTTACCTTTGTTGTTAGCCCAAGCAGTAAGTGCTGAACCTTTGTACTTACCCTTGTTTCTTTTTTTCCAAGCATCTAACTGCTCTTTGGTAACAGCAAGTTTCTTCTTACCATCCTTACCCATGAAATACATAGATCCTGCTTTTTGTGCAGCAGAAACAGATTTATAGTCTTTATACGAAGCCATTATTCACATCCTTTAATGCCAGTATTTAATTTACCAGTAGACCTCGTAAGTCCACCATGTTTATACCCCATAGCTTTAACTGCGTCTGGAGCTACTTTACGCAGTGCTGCAACACCTTTGTTAGGATTCTTACCTACCATTGCACCACCTTTGTTCATTCCTGTATGGAATCCTTTACCACCACAGTGTGAGCATCCTGCTCCTTTACACTTTGGACAAGTCATCTTTTTACTTTTTGCCATGCCACCCCCTGCTGCTCTAAACTTTTTAACTTTTTCTGCTACTTTTTTAGGCTGTGCTACAAACTGTTTGCCTTTTTTATTACCTGTTGCTTTTGCTTTGTTAGTAGCAGCTTTCTCACTGGCACTTAAAGCATCCCATGCTTTGTCAGGCAAATACCTTTTCTTACCTTTAGATGGAGATCCATCAGAAGTTCTCCACTTCTGCTTTCCCCAATCTTTAAGAGACTTCTGTGGTTTCTTCATGATTTGTACCCACCGCCTCTAGCTTTGTACTGCTTGGCTACCATCTGAGCTTTACGAGCAGACCACTGACCAGGCTTACCACCTTTAGATCCTGCTTTAACTTCAGCAACTAGTTTCTTTCTCATACCAGGTTTTGTGTAGTTACCTGCAGCATTTACTGTAGAACCACCCTTACTGTAGCCTGTGCTACTTTTTTTAGCTTTGATGGCTTCACCTTGTTTCACAGCATCAATACGTCTTTTGTAGACCTTTCCAGTCTTACCCCAACGATATCCACCTGGTACTTTTTCTACTGGCATTAGGTGTTGCCTCCCTCAACTTTGTGACAGTGTGGTGTGGCATAAGCACCTCCTGCTCTTATGTTGGTAGCTATTTGTTCTGCTTCCTCTAAACATGCTTGCTCAGAGTAAAAGGGTTCTGGTTTTGCTATAATCTTACATGACAAGGCCATAGGATCAAAGCAGACTAGGAGTATTCCTATCCACATTACGAACCTTTCACCCATTTCTTAGATGGGGATTGAGTTTTGGAGGGAGACCACTTTACTTTATCAGCCCAGTATGCTGCAGACATCTTACCCTTTGAAATGTTCTTGGCGTGGCGAGACTTGAATGCCTCTCGTTGTCCTGCAGTCTGATTGGTTTTAACACCCTTCTGACCAAACTTGATATACTTATACTTACCCCCTTCAGAGGCCATAACATGATGAGACTTGCCACTACCATCATTCAGACGTTGTGGTTTGTTGACACCTTTAAGGCCAACAGCTTTCATCTTGTTCTTTACTCGTTCAGGTACTGCCATATAATAATTAGGGGGAACATGGGACGTTCACTGTCTTACCCCTACTCCTTTTACTTAAATCTATCGTACTTAGGATTATCTTTACGCCCAAATAACCTTAACACAAAATTCATAAAACCTCTAGC